CTGCGCGCCCTCGTCTCCTTCCTCGTGAAGTTCTTCCGGTGGCTCGTAAGCCGCCCAAGGCTCAGTCGATGGCGTCAGCCAATTGCGCTGCCCCGCCGCTAGCGTCTGGTTTGCCTGAATCGCCGTCGTGTCAAAAATACGATCAGTCCAACCAACCACGTCCTCCGTCTTATCAACGTTGACGTTGCTCTCGCTCGGCAGGAAATACTGGCTAAGCGTCTGCCATCCGCTCATGAACTTGCCGTCACGTTGAGCCTTACGCTCTTCGTAAATCCTGATCTGCTCTTCGGCAAGTTTGTCGGCCATTAGAGGATAATCCAGCTACCCGCAGCAATGCAGAATACTGGGCAAAGGTTGCCACCACCGCCTATCGGTGCAAGACCTAGCCCAGTGATTGGCGTAAGCGTTGCATCAGTCACATAGGCATAAGCGCCAATCCACGTCGCGCTATTTGGAAGTAGCGCCACCGTGCTACCAGGAGTCTTGATCGGCTGCGCGCCATTATTCTGAAATGGAGTTACTGGCCCAGATGTTACAAAGCTCATGTTGAGTAGGCGTCGTCTGTGGTTATGTTAAGGGTCGTGGTTCCAGTCGCCATGATTCCAACGATAGGGAGGCGAAAGCTAGGACCGCCCTCATCAATCGTAATCACTAGCGCCTGACCTCCCGGAAGCACATAGCCCAAGCCAGTCGCGCCCGTAGTCGGATCTTGGCCTTTCTTGAGTGTTCTTAAATCGGTGTATGCCGTGCCGCCGTCATAGCTCAGATTGACCTGATTAGATCCGATATTCTGAATCGATATGAGATGACAGTCCTTTCCGGGCATAACCAGAGTTGCTACCGCGCCCGTCGTTAAAGATGTGACTTGTTTGACCATGTTAGTGTGTGATTAAAGTTAGTTATAGTCATCGTGCGTTAGCCTTCTTTCCAAAGCCTCCCGTATCCCCCGCATAAATCGTATCTGCGAATGACTTCTTCCTAGCGTTCATCATCGCGTAATCCTGCTGAGCCGCCATCACGCTAGGGTCTTGCATCGTAACCGCTGGCGTCACTGGATCGGACGGAGCCGGAACGGTTGGATCTTTCTGCCCCGTCTTACTATAATCCTTCCACGGCTGCGTCAGGTTCTGCAACGGCGTTCCGCCCTTATGGATCAGGTTGAGCGGATCGTTGTAGTTTAGCTCTAGGGCCTTAAATGATCCGCCCATTGCTAAGAATGAATTGATTGTTTCGCAGTCACGAGGTTAAGACACTTCAAATGACCGAATCGGAAAAAATGCAAGCTCCCATTTTTGTTACGCTTGTAAACGATATTAGGCAAGTCGAACGGCGCGTAGTCCCAAACATCGGCCAACTTACCGACAAGATATTCACAAAACCACGTATCGCACGCAGCGATTGGCCAGTCCTTGCCGTACTCGATTAGGTGACGCTCAGCCCAAACGACAGGCCGCGCAGCTAAGAACATAGTCGGCGTATCGACCAAGAGGCGTGGAAACGTCGCGTACAATGCCGTGAAGTCGTTCCATTCCTGCCGCATATTCTCGCGCATAAACATGCGCCGTGCTTGCCTTGCTGGTTCGTAGATCATCGTAAAGCCGTTTGCTGGTAGGGTGAAGCTCCGCGCACGCTGTAGGACTGCGGGCCGGGACCGCGTAAGACTCGCATAGGCTCACGTCCTTGCTGAGCCGTCACGCTATTGCCTTCGATCATGCCTTGTCTATCAGCCTCTGCCATCGTCCGCAGCGCATCCGCACCATGCGAAAACTCATCGTGCACTGGCTCCTCTGCTATGCTGTGACCGCTCTCAACGATGTGCTTATGGTAGTACTCCAAGCAGTCTAGCCCGCTCGGCGCGCTGTTGTCACCCGTACCGTGCGTCTTGCTGCAATTCGTCTTATGGATATAGCAGCGAGGGAGCAGCGTCCTCAGTCGGTTAATGCCTAGCCATTTGTCAGGCGTCACCGGCACAACCTTAATGCGTGTCATGCCAGCGTCGCGAAGGTCGCTCACCCATGTCTTGCCCCCTCGATCAATCTGATGCGCGTCGTGGGGCAGGTAGTTCATCCTCATGTTAGCGCCGTATCGCTTCTCCCACTCAGCGCATTTGTTTGCGTAGTGCGCTGGGTTCTTTCCTGTAGCACTGTAGAAATCGAGTAATAGAATGTCGCGCCCCACGAACTGAACTAGCCAGATGCAAGTGAAGTCTGAGCGTCCCAAGTCCCAGAACGTGTCGATCGGATGACCACTCTCGAATGCCACGTCTCGAATGTGACCAGCGTCGCGCAGTGCGTTGATCTGATCGGCGTAGATCGCCCCAGGCACAGGCGCATCAAACGAGCATTCAAACTCGCGGTTGTAGCTGCCCGGCTCCTCAATCTCCATTTGCTTCTTTGCGCTCGCCAACTCGCCAGGATCAATGATGCCGCTCTCACTCGCCTTGAGCTTAAGCGTGAAATACTCGGGATCTCCGCACGCCGCGTCATACATGCGCCAGAACGAATTTCGTCCCTTTGGCGTGCCGATCCATGCCGCCCATCCCATGCGATCAGACAACGCAGGACGGATCACGCTAGTCCAAACCTCGGGCTCCATGTCGGCAGGCTCGTCGATTACCGCCCCGTCAAGATAGATTCCACGCAACGCATCGTAGTTGTCCGCGCCGTACAGCGTCACGCGCCCGTCATTGGGCAACTTCACGTGCAGCTCGCTCTCGCTTACCTGTCGTCCTGGGATTTGCTCTGTATACCTCTTGAGATAGTCCCACGCAATGAGCTTGGCCTGTTGCCTGTAGGGAGCGAGGTAGGCAAATCGAGGCGATACTCGTTTGCAGGTGAGAGCGCCTTTAACGAGCTCGTTGATGCTTGCGACGGTTTTCCCGCTGCGCCTATGCGCGACCACGACGGCCCATCGCTTAGATCGTGTGTGGAATGTCTGAAAGGCACGGCGGGGGCAATAGTCTATCTCTATCGTGGGCATGAATGGTAGCGACTGGGGCTTTAGTCTGTTGGCGGAGTAGCGCAAGCTCTAGCCGGTTGTTTTCGCTTACGAGCTGCTCAATCTGAATTTTACACTGGTTAAGTTCGCGCAGAACGACAGCTAAATCGGTCTCGCACTCAGTTCGTTGCATGTCGATTAAGGAAGACATCAATTATTTCCTTCGTCTCTGACTCGCTCAGCGGATGCCCTTTCACGTAGTAGGCCGCACAAATCGCCTGATACATCTCGTCCGTGAACAAGAAGACATCGACCGTCGTAATGTGCGGCATCTCTGCGATGAACGTTGATCCGCACTGGTCCATGTCGCAGATCATTGCTTTGGCTTCTCCGCGCTACTGGTCGCAGCATCCTGCCACTTGATCACCAGCGGCCCGCCGTCCTTGCCGCTCAGCTCCACGGCCTGCTTGTCGCCGAACATTGCCGGGTGTGCGCGAGCTGTTACCCATTTCTGAAGGTCAACATTGATCCGCAACTGCTGAATCTCGTCAGCCGTACTACAGGGTGTGGCAGCAAGTTCTAAGAGATCGTCAACCATGCTCTCAGCCTGCGCTTTTCTTGCGCGCGCGTAGCTGTCTCTAAAGGCTTCATCATTCTCACGTTCCCTGTAAATCTCGCAACGGCTTATCCCCATTTCACGGCAGACCTGAGAGAGAGTCTTGCCCGAAGAAACCTCTTCGAGAATTTCAACTTTCTGCTTTTGGGTTGGCTTGGCCATTGGGTGAATAGGTTTACACGCCTGGGGCGCGTATTCGATTGTAACGTACCACAAAAAACAGGCGTCAAGCTAAATCCTAAAACGAGAAAGCCCAACATTACTGTAAAGTAACGCTAGGCTTGACGGCTAAAAGAATGGGCGACAGAGAAAAATAATACGCGTCTAAGGCAGTTTTTCTCTCATGGTGAACTCTTGGCGTGAAGCTTAGTCGTTCGGAAGTGAATACCAGCGGCAGAGGCGATTTTGGAGACGGTTGCGGATGAAATGCGGCGATTTAAGGCGATGACCTTAGGCTGAATGCCGGATTGTAGCTCAAGCTCGACGGCTGCGCGAAGTGCGGGGGAGATGCGGCAACGTTTTTGGCGGATGTAGCCTAGCGGGGTTGGCCCGTGGCCGATGATTTCGAAGATGCTCATGGGCGTTTTCTGCCTAGCTCACGTTTACTATTACAGTTTCTCATGGCCTGCACGTTGTGCGAATGAGGTGTTAGGCGGATTTGATTTCAGTGAAGCTCACGCTCTCCGAGTAGTACCCGTTTGACTCGCCGAGCCAGCGCATCACGACGATTCCACTTGCGGTCGTGAAGGTGAAGGCCGTCCATGTCGTGCTATCGCTGTACTCCGGCTTCGGCACATCGGCGGGCCAGTATTCGTTGGGGTGTATTTCTTCGACGGCGCTCAAGATCGGCGTCCCGATCAGATCGGACAGCTCGCCTTTCACGTCATGTACTCCGACGCTCTCACAGCAGTCTTGATCGTGATAGAATCGGAAGTGCCTGCCGTCTTGCGTTTCCACCTCGACCGTTGAGCCGAGGTTTTCGATTTTCGTGAGCGTGAGCCCGTTGAGCACGATCACATTGATGTCTTTTGCGTATTCCATAGGTTTTTGTTTGATTGAGATTTAAGCGCCTAACCAGAGGCACTAGACACAACCTTCAGGCTTCGCCCTCGGTGTGTCACTGCGGTTGTTGGGCTTGCCGGGCGTGGCCTTCTTGGTCTTCGGACGCCCGCCAAGAGCGCCGTTAGCACGCCGCGCAGCGTTCTGTGCAGCCGAGTTGGCTTTGCCGCCCTTGCGGCCCAACGACACCGCTGCGGAGTTTTTGCGCTTCATGGCGCGCGCTCCACGGAGAGCAGCGGGCCGTATTGATTCGCGATGGCGTTTGCAATTCCCGCGTAGGTTACTGCTCGCACTTTCCACCTGTCCGCTGATGGCCCGAGTTTGTTCTGACCGCTCGGCGTTTGATTGTCCCAATAGCCGCGCGCCGGCTTCGCCAGGATTTCTGTCGGCGTGAGCAACGGGAGATTCTTTAACCATAGGCACGTCGCTTTGCTCTCCGCGTGCCCGAATTGCCACGGCTGGATCGTTTGGTCGGGTTTCGCGATGCGCGTCGAAATACAGCCGATGGGGTTTTCGATCAGGATGTGAGGGATGGGCGCTTCCAAGAGCAGGCGCACGAAGTCCAGCGCATCCTCCGTTTGCTTGGCCCGTTCCGGCCTGCGCTTGTTCCAGTGCAGCCCGGAGCTGCACAGGTAGGTGCATGGAGGGTGGGCGATCATCAAATCCCAGTTTGGGCGGTCTGTCGGGCGTCCGAAGAGCACGCCGTCACGTTCCAGATATTCCACGTCGTCCTGTGTTGGCCCGACGCACGAGCAGTCGCTCGGGTCTGCGTCGGTCAGCCCGCACCAGCCGTCGCCCTCCGGGTCGCACTCGCATTGGTGGCGCACGGGCGTCCATCCGTCGAGCAGGTGGCGCACGTCGCCTTGGTAGTGCAGGCCCGGCGTATCGCCGGGGAGAAGGTCACAGCTCCACGCGTCGTGCCCCAGAGCGCGGAAGGCATTGCGCACCGCGCCGGAGTATTCACACGCGATGAGCACGCGGAGTTTTTCGTGGCGTTGCTCGGGCTCAGGGTCCGCGCATAGGCCAGTATCGCGGTCGATGTCGATTATCCTCATCTGGCCTGAGAGCTTGAGTGTTTTCATCCGAGGATGGCGACGGTTTCGGGGCGCCAGGCGTTCGTTTCCACGAAGGCCGGAAGGAAGGCGATGGCCTTGTTTTCGTTCATCCACTTCACGGCATCGCGCACGGATTCCACTTTGCGCTTTGCCCAGCGTTCAGTGTTGGGGCGTTTGCCGGGCTCGCGGAATTTCAGATTGTAGTTCATGCGCAGAGAGAAACCTAAGCGGTCTGGTTATTCAAGATAAATCGGAAAGAAAGTTTTCGAGCACGGAAGGCCGGACAGCCCAACCAGGCGTTACAGCGAACGCCCCGCAGCCGGGGCGCCGCTGAACTTGGTGTTCGCCACGGCCTGCTTGGCTCCGTGTTTTTCTAGCATCGCTCGGAACCGTTCAAAACTGGCATTCAGCCTTTCTTCCGTGTATCCGGCCTTTAGTAGTTCGGCGGAAAGCTGTTCTTTCGTCAGTGAGTTGATGCGGTTCCACTCGCGCTCGTCTTCGATTTCTTCGGCGATGATCCCAGCAGCCAGGCGCAGACCAGCTGCCATGCCACGCTGTGCGTGTTCCTTTACGACGTTACCCGCCAGAACTTCGGCTTGCCCGAGTCCGTCTTGCTCATCCGCTTCCCCGAAAAGTCGGGTGCGGATTTCTTCCAGTTTGTAGATTATCGTGTCCATAAGGAAAAATAGGCTAACCATGGGGTACAGACAATGGCTATGACGGTTCCCCCTGCGTCGGAGCGTAGGGCGCCATTGTCTGACCCCGGTTGTTAGCCCTAGCCTTCTCCCACCTAGCGTTAGCTGCGGCGCGAGCCTGCCCGGCGGTGCGAGCCTTGGCCTTGCCTGTGCCAGCGAGGCCGCCGAGACGGCCAAGGGAAACGGCTGCGGGGTTCTTTTTGTGCTTCATAATTGAGTTAGCAGCGGTTTTCTAAACCGCCGGTTTAGCGCGGGGCGGGGTTAGCTATCGCCATCGCCAGAGCCATCGCCATAGCCATCGCCAGAGCCATCGCCAGAGCCATCGCCATAGCCATAGCCAGAGCCAGAGCCATCGCCAGAGCCATCGCCAGAGCCAGAGCCATAGCCAGAGCCAGAGCCATCGCCAGAGCCATCGCCATATATTATTTTATCTGCACTCATTTTTCCGTCGTAGAAAGATCTACGCCCTCCGTAACCGGAATAATCTCGATGGCCTCCATTAGTGTTATTTCAGATACGGTAGCAGAGATTCGACTATTTGTACGTGAAACGCCTTTAGTAGCCACTGCATTAAGCGTAAATGCACCTGACCACGACCAAAGTCGGCGAGCATTGGATAACTTCACTTCCTTCCCTTCGCGTGAGATAATAGTCCCGATGTGAACACCTGCACTAACCGTGCGAACGATTACTTCTGGGCCGGATTTCTTAAGAGCGGGCACGCTATCAGCCCGAACGTATTTCACTTCGTCAATCGTAATGGTATCTGGTTTCATGGTTTTAACAGTGGTAATTTAGCTGCTGGAATTAGCAGCTCGGATAATGGGAAACACAGCTAGAACCGCATTGCAAGCACATTCGCTAGCGGTTGTGCAGTTATTTTCATGTATAGGGCGGAACTGACTCGCTGAGATCAAGCATCAGCTGGGCTTTGTCATATTAGGAAAATGCACGGTTATCTTAAGATCGCTGCCACATCGTTCATATGAAAGCGATTCTGTTAATCGCGTGGCTATTTCTCCTATTTTAGCTCTTATATTTCGCTCAATTTCACTCTTAGCTTTTTCTATAGCTTTGTTTATTTCAGCGTTGGCGATTTCTTCGCACTGCTCGTTAATATACTGTCCTAGCTCTTGCATGATTTCGGTTTTCATATCTTTGGTTGTTTTCGGCGGGTTAGGACTTAGTTTTGCTCTGCGACTCCAAAGCCATAGTTTCAACTACCTTCTGGCCGAATAGAAAACCTGCAAAGAAGCTTGTTGATATGAACCCTATTGCTAATCCGAGTAGCAAAATAGGTCCTGCGATAAATGTTAATATGACATGTTGTTTTTTCATTGGTTTTTGTTTTGAGGGTTAACTGTATTCTGAAAATGTTCGTAAAAGATAATAGCTATTGGGCTCGGGTTTCATCGCGTCCACACCTCACCCATTGATGGATGAGGGAGATTAAGATAATAGCAAAAGGGACTGGGAATCTGCGTTGCCATTTCACAAGAGAGTCAACGGGCTGGCTCAACAGAAAAGTTAAGCCCTCGTCTCTCGTCATCACCCCTGCCCACGAGCGGCAGCCTGTTACTTTTGAGTGCGCTGGGTTCGTTAGATCGGGCGCACGCCCTGACGGTGACTGAAGGCTCTGTGCATAGAGCAAGCTCGCAGGTTAATTACTCCTCACCCGTAAGCAGTCAGAGTTGCGACCACTCGCTACACGGGAAACACTTACTCCATGCACAGAACCTTCATTTCGCTCTCCTGTGGCGTTCGTGGGCCAGAGGCAGGATCTTTATTCGTATGTCGGTAATAAAAAACCCGGCCTACAGTGTGCGCTGTAAAGACCGGGTATCAAAGCGGGTCGCCCCACAAGAAATTGAACTCTGCCGTTCCGACGCACATCGAAAGCGACGCAACGAATGGCGACATTTTCAGAGGTGGCAAGAAATATTCTCAAAACCTTGCAAGATTGCTGTTGCATTTCTTGCAAGATTGCTGCTCACTCAGGCAATCGGCTCGTTTACCACCTAGCAAAACCGCTAGAAATCGAGCCGAGAAAAGCCAATCACTCTATGAAGACAATGCTGATAATCCTAGCAATCGCATTAGCGGCCACTATTCCGGCAAGTGCGACAGAGACTGAGGCAGTGAAGTCAAACTGCCCTAAAACGTACTTCCCGCCAACTGGCGAGCATTCCAGCGGCAAGCGGGATCGCAATCTAGCGATTGCCGCCGTGGCTGTCGTCGCAATCGGAGTTACTGTAAGCATCAAACTCGGATGGGGCCACCGCTACGACTCAGCCAAAGCAAACCGCGTCAAAGTCTCCGCCTTCGCAAAATCAAACTAATATCACCATGCCACTGACAACCCTATTCCTGCTCGCCTTTATCGCCTACGTCTTTCTGGCGGCATCGGAGAACAACCTTTAAGCCATGAAAACAATCTGTGTCTCAGCCGACGAAATCACTCGCGGCAACATCATCGAGAACGACGGCGAAATGTGCCACGTTCTGCGCAACAGAGAGGCGGGTAAGATGGAGCGCGAGTTTCTGCTTATGCCGTTCGGATCGGCCAACCAAGGGATGCCGCGCTACACCTATCCTTGGTCAACCCAGCGCATCAAACGCTACGTCGCATCGGAGGTTAGCTAACATGATCACCGTAACTGAATCGTTTGACGATTACGACGTTGAGCTAAGCGCGACGTTCACGGTCGATTCTATGGCAAACGCCATCGGCTGCGAGCCGGAGCACGCGAGCGCATACTGTGGCCAGTTCTGCATCGAATTACAGAGGTGCACAAACACCGCCACCCGTAAAGAGCAGGAGCCAACCGCCTTTCAACTTGAGCGCCTAGAGCGCGCCGTAATGGAGAAAATCAAATGAAAATTATAACAACCGTATGGGTATTTAGTCGGCCATCGATATTTTTGGCCGAAGATCACGGACTTGCATATGATTCTGAAATCTCGAAAGACGTTCACAATGTCTCTAGATTTAATGCACCGAACGAAGTTTCGATGCATCACATTAAGGATATTCATTTTTCTAATCAGTCACTCCTCATGGAGATCGATAAAGAATTGGCATACCTACAACGCAAACGCGCAGAAATAAATAGCCTTATTGAACCACAATGAGCGAAATCATCCACGTCTCAGTCGGCTTCCTGCTCTGCTCGCTCGCACTTTCGGCCATCGTCGGCGCGTTCATCGTCATGGCACTACTTTGGAGAGATAAACTATAACCCATAACCTAAATAAATATATTACCATGTGTAATTTTCACAGCTGCATTATTCGTCGCGACGGGGCTTTAGCTCATGTTGCTTCCAATTCCCATTCTGAAGCCGCCGCCGATTGCGGATGGCGCGAGAACAAGCCGAATGAACGCCCATTCTTCGTCGAAGCGGAGTGGGACGGCCAAGGCATCTATCCTGGCGCTGAAAAGATTTGCCGTATCCCTGAGGGTGAAGAACTAACTGCGCCACAGCGTCGAAAGATCGATAGCCATTATCAGGCATTGGCTGCTTTTTTGCAGCTCAAGAATCCAACGCTTGATCAACTTAAGAAGTGGAATATGCCAAAGTATTCCGATGTTATGTCTGCGCTTCGCGTTGATAGCTTGCCAGAGGGACTGACTGAATGGCATGGCTATCTCTACATCAGGGAAGGCGCGAGTCTCACGGCCAACGCTCTCACGAAGACCGGCTCTCTCGACATCAGGGAAGGCGCGAGTCTCACGGCTCCTAAAATTAAACGCTAAATGAAAAAACACAAAGACCTTAAAGACGGCGTTGGCTTCAGC